TTGTGGCTCTTGTGGAGGAGTCCTTTTCGATAAAACTGGTTCCGTTATTGCTATGCATTGGCGTGGTGATAGTGGGGACAAGGAATATCCTAATGCGGCTCTGCCTATCAATCCTTTAAATTAGTAGTCCCGCCAGAGATGGCGGGTCCTCGGTATCATGGTGACCGACACGCTTTGATAGACCGTCTTTGGTCTTCACTTCGTGTCTCTCGCAGTGATTATCAGTTTTTTAGGCTAGTGGGTCAGTTTGACTCGCCCCCAATTCCTGATTACGTGAATCCCTTCCTTGATGAGGGGTATCTGTATGGGACAAAGGTTCCTCAGTTGTATAAGGATTGGTTTAAGGCCGAATCTGGTGATTATTGTTACACCCATAGTACCAAGAGTACTTTAGATGTGTCCGTCCGAAAAATGGACCGTCAAGTTTGTTACGAGTTTAGAAGTGATCCAAATTATCATAGAGTTTGCAATTTTCTGTATCACAAGTGGGGGAAGGTTTTAGCCGTGCCTAGCATGACACCATCTCAAATTTTGCAAGATATGGATACATCCAAAGCCCCAGGTTTCTTTGAGACCTGGCGTGGCTATAGATCAAAAGCAGACTGTTTGTTAGCAGGTCTTCTCGATGAATACTTTGATCCCAGACTTCTATCCGAGGTTCCACTTTGGAAAGTTTCTGGGAAAAATGAGATCAAAGAGACTGATCTGTATATTGGAGAAAAGAAACAGAGGACGTTTATTATAGAACCCCTGTCAATGCTATGGCATGATAAGCGCATATTTGGTAATCAAAATGCCGCCATAAAGAACCATTGGTGGAGTGCTTATGGATTCAACCCCTATGAAGGGGGAGTCCAGCGAATGGTTAACCGCCTGGGCCGCTATAAACGGTACTGGGAATGGGATGTGGTCGGATGGGATAGGCTTTTTCCACATATGGAGGAGGTCCAAACCATAAGATCAGCATTTGTGTCTGATGACGAGTACAAAACCTGGGTGACAAGTAACAAAGTTGAAAGTCATTTGGTCCTTCCCAATGGAGATGTAATAGTCAAACATTGGGGCAATAATTCGGGGTCTGGCACCACCACTGGTGATAATATCATTGGTATGTCGTTTCCTTTGTCGCACACATTCTTC